GTCCAGGTTGACGAGCACATGGTTTTCCTGCCCATTTTCCGCCAAGTTGAACCCACCCACTTTTACCATCTGATGATTTTGATTTACCAAACCAATCACGAAGACCTTCATCTCCAGACTTAGTTTCTTCTTCTATACTTTTTGCCCATTCATCTGGAGTTTTATTGTGTTTTTCTACAAAAGAATTATGAAGTTCCTTTGCAGTCATATCATGTTTTTTCATAATACGACGCATAAGTTTATCTATGGAATTGTAAGAAGTATTGTCTAACTTTTTAATACCAACTTCCAGTTCATTAACTGCATTTTTCTCACAATCACATTCCTCTTTTACATCTTTAAATTTTTTATGATGCTTTTTAGCATCTGCCTCCATTTTTTTCAAACGAGTATAATAATCTGGAATTTCATCAAGATGTTGAAGAGCAATATCCATTGCAAGTTCATGGTCTTTTGTATGCTCATGCTCAATCGGTTCTCCCATATCAAGTTGCTTCTGTATGAAAGAAACATCAAGACGATGCTTCTTTGCAATTTGTTCAACTGTTTTGTGGGGTTTAAGTTTGGGCATTATTCAACTGGTTTTGATTTAGTTTCTTCACCTTTTGCTCTTTTGGATCTACCAGCACAGTGTGCTTTTTGAGAAAATCCTTTAGGATTGGAGCAATCAATACTCTTTTTATATTTATTGCTCCAATCTTCTTGAAACTTTCTAAACGTTTTCATTTTCGGATTGTTGTTTTAAAAATTTTGCTAAGTCGGCAGTAGAACCAACAAATAATGCATTGTTAACAGTTGTTGGTCCTTTTGGTTTATCCTCTTCAACATCTTTCAATATTTTATGAACCAAAAGTATCTTATCTGCGATCTCTCCAGTGCTTTTAATTAACTGACCTGCAACTTCATACGCACGGGGCATATCACTCTCCTGTGCTAATTCGAGAATACCATTAAGTGCTTCCTGACTTTTTTCCATAAGAGAATATAAATTTCCACGAGCATACTCATAGTCCTTTTCAACATCACTTTTCTTATCCTTGTCTTCAGTTTCTTGTTTTTTTGCAAGAGACTGAATATCTTTATCTATGGTATCAAGTTCTGTTGAAATAGCTTCGCTGGAAACATTAAAAACTTCATTTAATTTTTCAAATTTCTTACTCATAAGTCTTAATTAAAGGAAATTCCAAATCCAAAATCATCACCAAATTCAATCAGATCATTATCTGCATCAGTGATGAGTTTTACTTCTGCTCCAGAAACATGAACTGAAATTGGAGTTCCATAAGCTCCTCTAGATACAGTCAGAACATTTCCTGATTTTTTGGTAACCTGTAATGTTTCATTATCAATTGTAATGTAACTATTTAATGGTATGGTTGAAGCATCAGAAACATTGATAGAATTATCATCCAAGTCAATATCTTGAGAGGTTAGTGTTACCAGATTATCAGTATAGCTCTTTGATGCAATTGGTTCTACACTATAAGAAAGATCTCTTGTTGTAGATCTAGTATCTCCAGATGTAAATCCAAGAGAAACCTTTTTGATGATATCGTCCGAAGCAGAGGAAATAGGACCAAATAGATAATTTTTTGCAGTGAATCTTAAAGTATAAATCAATGCTCTACGAGTAGTAAAATCACCTTCATAGTCATCAGACATTGAAATACTATTCAATGTGACTGGAACATCTCTTTTTTCACCAATCAAGTTTAATAAGTTAATACTTATAGTGTATGATGGACCAAAATATGGTAATATTTGTTCCACAATCTGAAGCATATCATCATCCAGTTTGGTCATTATACTTAATTCAAAATCCATATTATATGGAACAGGCATATATGCTTTTCTGATATCCGTTCCATCAGTAGTAGTTGGACTTAAAAATGTTTGCGTTGAGGTAACCTTTCTGGTCGGATCGTAGTTTAAACCAACCAGTTCAAAAGACATTCTTGGTAAAGTAATTTGAACTGGTTTATTTAAATTTGGTTGTTGTTCAACACGAGCAAGAAACTTCTGGATCGGTCCATATGCTATTGGAACCTTAATTAAAGATATTACTTCCCCACTATCCTTCTTATGCTTTACTGTTATATTATTAAAAAGAGTTCCAAAACCAATAATAGTCTTTCTCAGAATCTCGTGATAAAAATATTCAAACATAGTTCTATTTGATACATAGTACTATTTAACTATTTAATAATTTAAGGAATTCCAAAGGGGTTTTCTTCACTAAAATCTAAAATAGCATCTCCTTCGATTTCTATTTGTCTATTATCAGCAAAACGATCTTGTGTATCTCCACCGGAATAAGCATCATCAAGATTACCTTTCGGACCTAAATTATCAACATACACTTTGCTCAGTGAATATTGAGCTGCAGATTTTTGGCCGATCAATGTCTCTCCTGGAGTAAAAGATCCATTAATATTTGATACTTCTAATACCTTAGTAATAGCATTCCAACTCTTAACTCTTGCAGTCACGCTACTTGCACTTCCTACAACTACTTCATTGAAAATATAAGTTCCAAATCCAACATAAATGTTTGGTGATGCAACAGTAATAGTAGGAGCAACTGTGTATCCTAGACCCGAATTTGTAATTCTGATCTGAGTAACTTGTCCAGAATCGTTGATGGTTGCAGTCGCCGCAGCAGATACGGTAGAAACACCAACGAAAGATACTGCTGGTGCAGTTATGTATCCACTTCCACCATTAGTTACTGTAATAACACCAACTATACCGTTTCCAATAGACGCTATTCCTACTGCACCCGAACCTCTACCACCAGTGAAAGAAATTTTTGGAGCAATTGTATATCCAGCACCTGGATTTGTAAGTTCAACCGATTGGACCCTAAGTCTAGTATCATCAGGTTCGCAGATATCTACAATTCCACTGATCATTGTTGCAATTCCAGTTGCAGTGATACCTCCAAATGGAGCAGAAGAAAATGCAACAACTGGCGGGAAGGTATAATTGTTACCTCTATTTGTTATAGTTACGGATCTAACACCACCGTTTACAATACTAGTTATTGCTGTTGCAGTAGATCCAATACCGACTAATTGTAGAGTTTGAATAATTGCATCTTGTGCAGTATTATCATCAATTTCATCAACTCCAGTATCAATAACTTCATCCTCATACCTGAAGAGTTCACATCTTAGTTCGTAAGTATATAATCCCTGTAGTTGATAGAATGGTTTTTCGTGTTCTACGTATTTTATTTCAAATAGACGATCACCTAAAGGAAAATAAATTAAATCACCTTCCTTTGGTCTTTTTGATAATTTTATATTTGATTGATCTTTAATTAAAGGTTGAATATAATTTTCCCATCTTTCCCTCGAGATGATTATTGTTAAATCATCAAGTTCTTGTATTCCAAATTTTGATAGTATTGTCCCTTGTCCACCATAACCCTCATAAGTATCGACATATGCTTCTATAGGATAAGCATTATTGAATTGAGATTCAATAACTTCCTTTATAATTGTTTTTTCGGTTACATATTGTCGAGGAAGATAATGGACTTCTACTCCATACATCCTCAGTTGTTCATTTATTAAGTCTTGGATGAGACCTTGTTCTCCTTTTGATCCTTGCAGAAAGAATGGATTGAGCATATCTTAACCTATCCAATCATATCTAGTGGTGGAAGTTCATAAGTACTAGACATTTTCTCCATTAGGATATCAATTTCTCTTTGAGCATCATCAAACATCTGTCTACCATTTAATTCCACACCACCTGGAAGTTTAACTCCAGTAAATTTCATCATATTCTGTCCCCATTGTCTTTTGATCAAAGCAGTTAAATATGGTTTAATGAATGAATCATTCCATACTCTTGAATAATCATTAGGATCAAGAGTTGAATAGCAATCAATAATGATGTACTGTCCGGGAGAAACAGCGCCCCAGTCAATGTCCAAATATAATCTATCTTGTCTTTTATTAAATCTTATTTGTTTTTGGGTGTTGAGTAAAAAGTCTAAGTCTTCTAAGTATGTTTTAACCATTGCATAACTTAGAAGTTCAGTTGTTCCCCAGTAATAAACATCATTTAGGAACAATTGGTACTTCACACTGAACATGTTATTTGTAATAGTATTTGTACCATCAAAAGTAAAGATCTTATTGATTCCTATGATGTTCGGTGGAACCTGAAGATAGTTACTATTTTCAGTATAAGTAAATGTTGTTGCTGTACCTACAATATTTGTAGTTACTGATGTAGATGCTAATCCAATATTACTTCTACCTAATCCCGCTCTTCCCCTATCAATATCGCCTTGGGTAATTTGATATTTGTAAAATGTTGGATATACTCCATCAAAATGTCTTTCTTGGAAGAATTGAATTGTATCATCTACCAGATCTTCAATTTGCTCGTCGGCAACATTAATTTCCAAAACTGGTGCTCCCAGTTTTCTTTTGCAATAATCTATGAGTTCTTGTCTAGTAGATGGTTGAGCCATTAGAAATTCAGATTTGAGATTACTTCTTGTTGACTAAAATATAATTTTATATAACTCTTTGATATCTTCCTTAGAGTTTCAATATCATCTATACTATCTATATCTCTTGCAAGTTTTTCATATTCAAATAGTTTATTCAGACTTTCAAGAGTAACTTTATCAGGATCCATTAACCAAACTCCTTAGTAGATTTTTAATTTCATCAATATCACCCTTAAGAGAATTGAGATCATCTTCAATATTAGCAATACGTTTAGTTTCTTCCTCCTTAATTCTCTTAGACTCCATATAATTTTGGTATGCGTTCATATCCGTATTTAATATAGCGTTGCTAGATTTATCCCTAAAGAGATTTGAATGTCCTTTAACTTGTACCTTTTCCATAATTAAGCAAGAGCAATAATTCTTAGATCTCTGAGTCTTGGTGGATATGTCTGGGAGGTAGAAGATCCAATCAGTTTAATGCTAAAGTACTTGAATGATTCAAGATTATTAATCGTAAACTCATAATCAGTAAAGGAAAGTTCTTCACTCTGGAATCCAAGTTTAGATGTTAACTTGAGTGGAAGATCAGGTCTTCCATTATTATTTGATATGTTAAGAGTTCTACCATCACCACTAATGTTACCATTTCCGGGGAATGGATAGTAAATTGGTTTTTCGTTAATATCTTTCAGAATAGCAAACATTGCTCTTAGATCATTATAGATGTTCAAGTGAGCAGAAACAATAATCTTAATAGATGTTGCAGGAACTTCTAGTTCAATTGGGGTTGAAGCATACACGAAAGCATTTGGATCAGTTTCTAACTGAGATACTCTATCGTCAGAACCATAGTCTGTTACAGTATAATTAACTCTATTTGAAGTTAGAATCATACCAACTCTATCGAGGTCAATCACAGGTGAGAGATATTGATTTGTAGTGGAAAGATTCAAAGTCATCTGCAATGACTTATTTCCTTGAATAATATTATTCAGGAATGCTCTTTCATTTACTCTTGCAGCAATAATTCTTGGATTTTCAAAGAAATTATCTTCATTCAATTTAATAGTTTGAGTTCCTCTATCTAAGAATGACTCTTCCGATCCATCAATACTAGTTCCACTTATTGTTCTCAGTGAAGCAGTAATAGTGGTCTGTGGTGGAGTAAAGGTCTGGACTATTGGTTGTG